ACTAGAGTACGCTTTTTTGTGTCTAGCATAAATATTATTATGCGTATATCGCAGATTTTTTAAAGGAAAAATAAAATGGCAATCCAAACACGTTATGCAGGTGATGCACAAGGCGTAAACAACGTCGATGTAGCTTATGATGGTACATTAGGTACAGTTATCGCTACAGGTTTAACCAAGAACCCAACAGCAGTTTCTATCAACCTAGGTAAGAGTCAAACTTTCGTTCTGGCTGACTCAGCAACTGGCGGTGTAGTTGAGACTTTCTTGCGTCAAATCGCAGTTGACAGTACGATCGTTATGTATCAAGTCAACAGCGGTCAATTGAGCGTATTGTTAGAAGCAGCTGGTAATACAACAACCAACATTTTGGCACGTATTACAGCATTGGGCAATGCTACTGTTGCAGGTGGTTCAAATATTTGGGCCAACGCAGCTACATTGTCTAACACTGGTTTCAAACTAGCAACATCTTAATCAATAACTTGATTATACAAAGAAGGCACTTTATAGTGCCTTTTTTTGTGGACACTAAATACTTGATGAACACTGATCACGACGGACTACATATATTTTATGGCTACAGTCTAGTGGATATCACAGCCACAGGAGTTATTCGTAGTGGCAATACAGATGCAGTTGATCGTAATCAACAACGCAATTGGGAAACAGTGTTACAATGCATAGGTCTACGCACACAGCCACACAATGTATCGATGCCCGTGAAACATGAAGTAGATTTGGAACTGATGGAGTTTGGTGATTTTTACACAGGACACCATACAGTTTGGTCATGGATGTGGACAGTAGAAAGAACGGGAGTGTATGATCTTGCCAATAGGCCATTGGGTGGATTAATTAAAGATTTTGAACAAGTGCCCATCATCACATGCCTGACAGAAACTGCACGATTCATGTTGCCCATCTTCTATCCACATGGTGCCATCAAAAATATATACTTTAAGCAGCACGTAAATGAATAAATATTAGTTCGATGCTAACGGCAAACACTCAGGCACACTTTAGGCAATATTTAGGCATTTTAACAAGCATCAACATAAAGAAAGATCGGACCCAAAATGTCTACTGAAATTGAAAAGAAAAGCCTTGAGGCCCACGTCGAATTGTGTGCTGAAAGGTATAAGAACTTGGAAGATAAATTACAAAACCTCGACAACCGTATGGGTAAAATAGAGGAATTAATAGTGGACATCAAGAACGCAGTGGCTTCGTCGCCCAACGAATCAAACAAAACACTAATCACTATTGGAACAGCCATTGTGGCTGCTTTAATAGGTGGACTAATCACATTGGTAGTACATATCAAGTGAAAATCGTCGAACTACTCAATAACATACAGTTGCCAATAACCAACGAGCAAGCTGATTTATTGGGTCGTTTCCTACACGAACCAACAATATCGAAAAAATCTCTCAGTGAACGAGAGCAGGTAATCGCAAATCAACTAACGGCACAGGACGTATTACTACGTCGTAATGAAAATGGCCAAATCACGTACAAGAAAAACATCCGCTAAACACATACCTGCTGAAATAGCGGTACACCTAGACACATTCACTGACTACATCAAGCAGTGGACTGATCGTGAGTTGGAAAACATAAGAACTGCAAATCAAATTCCTGTGTGCATTCCCGTCAAAGGCGGATATAGACTGGGTGGATATCGAATACAGGTATTCCCCAACAAAACCACAGAGCTGTACAATCTAAACAGAGAACTAGTTCACACTTTTGACAACAAAATCAGTGCAGTTTTGTACGCTATATACACGATCAAAATGAACTACAAGACTGCAGATGAAATCATGTTATGGGACAAAGAAATAAATAAAAATTACTCAGACTTTGTGAACTTAAAGCGTACCATAGACCGAGCACGTAAATCACAAGACTATGAAATCGTGGATATTAGAACTGCTAGATTAGAGATTGCCCAAGCCAACTTGGAGTTTGCTAGGGACAAATTATCATTGCTACATCGACGTGCTAAGTTTAATAAAGTTTGGGAATAAACTAAATATAACATATACAGTTTGATTAAAAAACTGAAGAATTAGGAAAAAATATGAGACTCTCAGAAATGCGTACCGAAGTTACCCCACAAAAGATCAACAAGGTCATGGAAAGCCGTTTTGGTTTTAGCATTGATTATGATAATTTGACTTATGCCAAAGCCGAGCGATTAAGAAACGCTCTAGGCGAAAACATCATGGCCATTAAAAAGTCATTTGGGGCACACACTGCTGAAAAAAATGCCAAGTACATGGAATTGATGTTGGTCAAAGAAGGCCTGGACAAGTGGTTGGGCAGCGAGCAAGGCCTGTTTGAAAGCGAAATGGGTCGTAGCGAAGCTGTATTGGCTGCCAAAGACATTGTTGACAGCGTACAAGACATGTTGGAAAAGATTTCTAAGATTCAAAACGAACAAGTTCCTGCTCTAATTGACACCATACGTGATCAAATCGGCAGTGAGCAAGCAGAACAATTCAAAGGTGCCATCAGTCCAATGTTGGTAGAGTTGTATTCAGCATTGAGCACAGCACGTGAAGGTTCGGACACAGCCGTTCGTCAACTGGCAGGTGAAGATGTTGGCCAAAGCATGGACATGAACATGGGCGGCGGAGATGCTGGCCTAGGTGGCGACAGTGACTTTGATGACGAAGACATGTTTGGTGCAGAACCAGCAGCCGCAGGTGGTGCAGTGGGTGATTTAGACGAACCTGAACTAGGCCGTGAGCGTCGTGACATGAGTGAAAGCCAGAGAAGAAAAATGGATGAGATGTTTGCCTTTGACACTAAAGGTAAGGATCGTGGTCCACGTGACACAGGCACTGATGAATTAGCTCGTCGTGCCAAGTTGGGCAAAAATCCAATTACACGTCATGCTCCGGACTACAAAGCAAAAGACAAGTATGGCGACAGATATAACGTTGCTGGACCAAAAGGCAAACTACCCGAAGGCGACATGGAAGAAGGCAGAGTTGATGATGTATCAAAATCAGTCAAGAGCATTTACTATCCCGACAAAGCACAATCACCAATTAAAAAGTCTCGCTTTGCCTACGATGCTCAGGGTGAAACAAATTTTAAGAAATATCCAGATCAAACATCACGTCCTGCAGGTATGAATCCAGATCCTTTATCACGTTATAACTTTGATGACATGGAGCACGACGCCGACATGGAAGAAGGTGCATGAGTCATGCACTTCAAAGCACAACAAGCCAAAGCAGACGGCAAAGACAGCTTCAAATTAGGCAACAAAGAATTCCCAGTAAAGTAAAATAATGCGTATTAAAGAAATCATCCTCGAAGATTTTGACATGTTCGGGGGCAGTGACATCGAAGACGAAGCTCACTCTAGAGGTGACGATGCTTTGATGACTGCCCTAGAATTGCTTCGTAATGAAGCCAGTGAAAGTGATGCAGTTACTCCGCGTGTGGCAGTGGACACAGTTATTCAACGTGTGCAGGCCATTCCTGGCAATGAAGCATTTAACTATAGCCTATTAGATCGGGCCATTACTGATAACTCTGCCATTAAAGAAATGGTTAGAGGCAAACCTGAAGCAGATGAGAAAACCGGCAAGATGTATCTTTATCTTAAGCCAGCAGAGGATATGCCAGATGAACCCACGGTTGATGATGGCGAGGGCAATCAAGTGCCTGCTGATGTTGCAGACGCTACCAAAACTGTTGGCGGTATGGCCAAACGGGCTCTTGCTAAACGCAGTTAATTCTGCTATACTGCTACACCAAGGAGGTTTCTATGAAACTACGCCAACTAAGACAAAAACTGTACCAAGCTATTTTCAATCACGACAGTGCCAAAGAAAAGAAAGTTTGGTTCAAGATTCTTCGTAAAAGTACCAAACACAAACACACAGAAGATGTACAATAATTTTGTAATAGACTAAATAGTAGAACACAACGAAAGTTCTATTATGTTAGAAAAAATTTGCAAAAATTGTAACAATACATTTAGTTTGCCCAGAGCCGGAAAAAAAGAACAAGCAAGACTCTTTTGTGGTCCTATTTGTTCAAGACGATGGACCGCAAATAATCGTTCAGACGCCTGGAAACAAAAGGCTAGTCTTGCCAAACAAGGAGAGAATAATCCAATGTTTGGTGTAAGTCAAACCAACCCTAATAGCCTTGCTAATTTAAATAGAAATGGATCAGCAGGCAAACAACAATCCATTGAATCAAATATTAAAAGATCAGAGTCCTTAAAAGGCATAACAAGATCAAAAGAAACAATTAATAAAATAAAGCAAACAAAAATAGATAAAGGAATTATCTGGAAACCAGATGATCCTGAATATTCAGAATTTAAGAAATATCGCAGAAAAGTATACTATTGGACTTCTAAGAATAATTTAAATGTATTAGAAAACTCTGATAAAAGAGGTAGGGGTAGATATCATTTAGACCATAAGTACAGTATAGCAGAGGGTTTTAGGAATAAAGTCCCTCCTAAAATTATTGGTAGTATTGACAATTTAGAATTTTTGCATTATACTACTAATATTAAAAAAGGAACCTCGTGTTCCATAACATTGGAGAAGTTATATGGCCTACAGCCAAGCCGTAGTTGACCACTATGAAAATCCACGCAATGTGGGCAAATTTGATATCGACGACTCCATCGGCACAGGTATGGTGGGAGCACCAGCGTGTGGCGATGTTATGAAACTTCAAATCAAAGTAGAGAATGGAGTAATAACAGATGCCAGATTTAAAACGTACGGTTGTGGGTCAGCCATCGCAAGTTCAAGCCTCGTTACAGAATGGGTCAAAGGTCGGACACTTGAGGAAGCAGGATCCATACGAAATAGCCAAATTGCTGAAGAGCTTGCTCTCCCCCCAGTCAAAATCCATTGCAGCATTCTTGCCGAAGACGCCATCAAAGCCGCGGTAGCAGACTATCGCAAGAAGCATGATCACCTTCACTGATACAGCTCGAAACAAAATACAAAAATTAGTCACAGCCAAAGGGTACGCTGGTATTCGTCTGGGAGTAAAAACCACTGGTTGCTCAGGACTGGCTTATGTGTTAGAATATGTTAAAGAATACACCGCAGAGCAGTATGTCACCAACTACGCACAACCTAACTTTGTTGTGTTGGTAAATCACAAAGATGATGTATATCTTAAAAACATGACAGTGGATTATGTGCGACAAGGCCTCAACGAAGGCTTTGAATTCAGCAACCCCAATGAACGTGATCGATGTGGATGCGGAGAAAGTTTTAGAGTTTAGATGCAAATTATCAAAGATACAAATGGCTTTCCCTATGCATGGAAAGCTGGCCGTGTTGAAAAATTAATTGTCAGTATTTTAGAATCAAAAGCTCAAGAACAGCTTGATGTTGATCGTGTAATGATCATCAATCCCACTTGGCTACACGAAACTGATGTTGGCAGAAACATAAAAGAAGTCAATCCCAATTTTATCATTTGTCACAACTTTGTAGATCCTGCAGTTCCTAAAATATTTGAAGCTGTGCAACAATCAGGGGTGCCTTACATAATACTGGGAAATTCACATCAATATCGTTTGGATTTTTGGGCCATGGTATGTGATTTATATTTCCAAAACTACGAACACAGAGATTTGGCTTTACTGCCAGATGCCCGTAAATTTATTTGTCTAAATCGTAAACCACATCCGCATAGACTTACGTTAGTAGAGCATTTGTTACCCTATCAGCATCAGGGATTTCTCAGTTTAGGATTGCCAAGTGATCCCATTGTGTTAGATGAAAAATTTTCAGAAGAGCAAGGCATCAAAGATGAATATGAAGATTTGGGCGTGGCTGAAACTTTTGTGAGTAGACATATAAGAAATGATATATTCAGTATTGGCGGACTTGAAATATGGAATCGCAGTTTGTTTTGCCTAGTAACTGAAACAGAGTTTTCCAATGCCAATCCCAAAGACTTTTTCATCAGCGAAAAAACATTCAAACCCATTATAGGCATGCGTCCATTTTTTGTCTACGGACAGGCACCACTACGACAATATCTTAAAGATTCTGGGTTTGATATATTTGATGATGTATTTGACTACAGTCAAGTTGATGAAGCATCAGGAGATGTTGCCAAACAACAACAGTATGCTCACGTGGCCATAACAGCCATCGACATGGTCAATAATCCGGCACAATATTATCAACGTTACTTTGATAGATGTCAAGCAAACAAAAATCGATTTCGTAGTTACGTATACGAACAATGGCATAGACTAAACAAATTGGATCTACATGAGTTTATTCTTTAAAGTACCTGATTGGTCCATGATCAACAATCCCTATTCTTATGTGCATAGAGACAACAATGCCCTGTTGATCACAGTGGGTGACAGTTGGACTTATGGAGATAGTCTGGGCAACACCAAAGTGCGTGATGGGGTTGATGATGTTGATTATCGACTGGCTCATATCTACGGCAACATCATGTCAGAGGACATGAATACAGCTTGGATCAATTTGGCATTGCCCGGTGGATCCAATTCGCTGTTGATATCATGGCTAGAATATCTATTGGAAAAATTACAAAATAGATCACCAATTATTTGTGTGTTTACGCTAACTGAATCAGGTCGACATGAAGATGTACAGGCGATGGACTATGGGCTGATTACACAACATCGTGTGTTGGAAAAAATATTGGAAAACAATTATGCCAAAATACAAACATTGGCTTTGCGTTACCCTAATATCAAA